CATCAACTTGGTCTGATACTATATATTGGCTACCATCACCATTATCCATTTTAATCTCTCCACCTTCAGCTAAAGCATTAGGTCCAATAGGTACACCACCATAAGCACTTTGATGATGCAATCCTGCAGATTCTGGAATCATATTTATTCCATATTGATTAAATGCACCGCCTTGAGCAAATCTATTGTACCCCATAGTGTCACGCAAATTTAATGAATTATTTGACATGTTTCCACCTTGACCATACATTAATCCTTGGTTTGTATAAGATGCATTTTTTTCTCTTTGTGCTGCAATATAATCTGGAGAATTTAAAGTATCTTGTTGTGCTTGACCTTGTTGCCAAAGTGGCTGGTCATTACCTCCAATAAATCCTGAAGCTTGTCCTATTAATGGTGAATACTTACCTACTTTTTGCCCAAAGCCTGCAACACCTGTTCCTGCTTTTGCAGCAGCATTAAAACTATCTGAATTCATACCTCCTGCAAATCCAGAAGCAACTCCTGCAACACCAGTAACTCCTTGTGACCATTTTTTAAAATCATCACTCATACCATCAGTAGCTTGGAATGCAGTATTCAATCCTTTAGTACCTTGCTTGATAGCACCTTGAACATTACCTGTAACTGCTGCAGTACCAATAGCACCTGCTGCATTACTATAACCTTTAACTTTTTGCTGTGATTTTAAAAACTTAACATCATCAGGATTATTTAAATCTATGTTTTTATTTCCTGCTTTACTAAGAGCTTCAAATCCTTTATCAGTTAATTCATCAGTAGCTCCCATAGTTACAGTATCTAATATACCTTCACCTGCTCCATATAAACCTGCAGCAATGTTTTTCCATACTTTACCACCTACTTCATATTGAAGATATTGGTCATCCTGATATTGGTTATATGGATTAGTATGTCCACCTTGTGCATACTTAAGATACTCTTTCCAAGATTGATTATTATTTTTCATAGATTTATTATTATTTATAGTATATCCTCCAGCTGCATTAATAAGTTCAGGCACAGTTTCAGATGCTGTTATTATTGCAGCTTTATTTAAAGCATCTTTTGCTCTTTTTAAATTTCTTGGATGTGCCATATTAAAATTACCTATAGTAGGAGCATTTTTATAAAGATTCATGTTATATTTATAGTTTTTAACTAGTCCTGGAATACTCATAGCTTCAAAAACAGCAAAAGGCAACAACTCTGCTCCTGGATCAATATCTATTTTACCAGATGCTGGGTAAGGTCTAGCAGACATTTCTTCTTTAGTAGTGTAATTAGTTCCTACAGCTGGAGCTTGGTAATTAGGATCCATACTATAATTAGGAATATTTTTAGTAGCATTAATAAAATTCTCTTGTGCAGTAGGTACTTTGTTAGCAGGTTTTGCTGCTTGTTTTCTTAAGTCAGCAAGTTTCTTTTCAAGTTCATCATCTTCACCTACAAAGCTTCCTGTAGCATATTCTTTAAATGGTCCTGCTGTTGTAGGATCACTAGAATTAGTTGAATACATTGTACCTGTTCTAGCATCTACTCTTGGAGTATACCCTGCTCTAATATCACCTTCAATAGCCATATCATAAGTATGGTGTTCTGGTGATTTTAATATTTCTCCAGTATTAGGATTTCTACTTCCTAAATGTGGTTCATATGTAGGATTAAATGGATGTGGTTCATGAGCAGTTCTAAAGGTTCCTTGCTCATCTCTGTAAAACATTTCAGGTTCTAACCCACCTTCCCAAGCACCTCTCATGTTATAACCTGGAGATTCTTGTCTAAGGTTTTCAGGCATAGATTGCACCCATTGATTATATGCATAATCTTCATTAGATTTATACAATGGGTTTTCTTTTACTGGTCCACCACCAGCTTTTTGAGCTCTAATCTTTCTTTCTTGCCTAAGCATTTCTGTAGTAGGCTTTTTAGGTGTAGCACCAGAGGCTCTGTTTTGCTTAGCCTTATTTCTAATGTTCTTCCAAAGTGAATTTTTCTCTGCCATGCTTATTTAGGTAAAATTTTACTTCTCATTGAATATTCTGTTATTACATCATGTAGTCTAAATATATCATCTCCTAAACCACCATTACTATCATAATAATTAAATGTAACATCCATATACTTATCTGATATTCTAGGTTTAATAGTCAATGCAGGGTTAGTCTCGTCTCTTGGAATAATCATTCTCCAACTTCTTATCTTTTGTACAAAGTTAGCATCTATTTCTGGAATAATTTGATAGTCATTAGAAATAGAATAAGAGGTAACTGTTCTTGCAGTTTGTAAATTGTTTATAATAACTTCAGTATTAATCTGAAAGTTATCAAATGTTTTAACAAGATCTGAATTTTCATTAACTCTAAACTTAACAGTTGATGGAAACCATTGGTCATAGAAATTATTTCTTAACCCAAGATTATGCATATAACCATTACCAGTAATATTTGGATCTAATGATAAAAACCTTTTTCTCATATTTAGATACATAGATGGGTAGAAATCATAGAATGATTCAAAAGCATCCATTAACTCATTATAAGATATAGTATGTTGAATACCTTCTTCTTCATCAAAGAAAGTAAAATATACAGTATTGTATTCTGAATTATATCCAGATACAATACCTACTCTACTATCTTTTCTTAATATTTTATCTTCTGATTTAAGAGTACTACCAACAAATGCAGTTCTAAAGAAACCTACTAATCCTTTAATATCTGTTAATGGATTCATACCATCAGAGTCTGCTTTTGATCTACCTAATGTATATTTAAATAGTTTATTAATAAAAGAATCATAATGGTAAATACCATCACCTGTAGTCTCTACAGCAAAAGAATGCTTGCATCCTGTTTCTGTAGTTATATAATCATATCTCTGTAATAGTCTACCAATACCTAATTGAGTTTGATTAACATCACCATCATTTTCAAGAATTCTTTCATCAACTGCTGCTATACCAACAGCATCATTTTGATAGTAAAACAACTTATCTTTAAATTGTGCTATTCTATTAATCTCACCATAGTTACCATTAACAGATAAAGAGTTGTTAATAAACAATGTTCTCCAAGCATCTGACCTTTCATTATCTATTTTAGGATCTGAACCATATATAGTATGTGGTTCTTCACCTACACTAGTTTGATTAAATCCTTTTGATACAAATACATTAGTTGTATTTTGTTGAGACATTGCTGGATTATAGGTATAGTTAGCTATATCCATTGGGGCTGTATCAGGTCTAACTGATGCATGTCCTGCAGTAGAAGTATTTAAATCTGCATTAAAAATACATTCTGCTGGAAAGAATACTGCTACTCCTGTAGGTCTGTAGTTTGCATCTACACCATTTGGGCCAGTTTCAACAGGCCATCCACTTACATCACTACCATTAGGATTAGATCTTTGCCAATCAAAATAATTAACATAAGTATCTCCACCATAAACATCATTTCTTATTACAGCATCAGGTATTGATGGATAAGGCATAAAGTGATTTGTAAGTATATACTGATTACCATATCTAGCTGACCTTGAAGCTCCACCATATTGTTTAGCTAAGAATCTTTCATAAGATGCTAAATAAAATGGAAATTGTACTAAATCTCCATAAACATTAGCTGTATCTGGATAAGACCTTGCAGAATCAAATTGCACTATTTCACATTGAGTACCCCATTGTGTAAATTTTAAATTATCAATAGGAGTATACATATTAAAATCTAGCCCACCATCAGACATATTATAAAACTTAGTAAATAGTGGACCTAAAGTAGGTTCAAGGTAATTACCTGTAGTACTTTTATTTACCCATAATCTAGCCTTTACTTCCCAAGTACTATTAACATTTAAATAATTACTTGTTGTAGCTATTGATGAAGGTGGATATGTAGTTCCTGAATCTAAATAATTGTAATCAAAGTCATTGGATTTTACATAATACATAAAAGAACCAACACCACCTCCATTACCTGGATCATAGTTATTAAAATCAGGACTAAGTATTTCTTGCCAGTATTTTACTGCATTAGGTAACACTTTTGTTCTTCCTATAAATCTTATGTAGTCTCTTTGTGAAAATCCACCAACAGATCTAGTTAAAAAATTAGGGGCTACAAAAACTTGGTTTTGTGCTCTAACTCTACTTGCAAGATAATTCCACCTTGAATTAAGTTGACTTGTTCCTGTACGTACATAGGAAGACATATATCCTTTTTCATATGGTATTAAAGCAAGGCCATCTTCTGCATTTGAATTGTTAAATAGTTGGAATGTAGGTTGTAAATATCCTGTACCCAATTTAGTACTATTAACTACATCTCTCTTTACTCTAACATAAGACCAACCTGATATACTATCTTTAATTGCTTGGAATTGAGGAGTTGTAGTATCTAAGTAAAATGTAATTCCTAGTTGCTGTGTCTCTACTGGATTAGTAGGAGATAGTAAATAAAGATCAGACCCACTATTACCTACCTGATTAATATGCCTGTATAATGATAATGTAGATCCTGAAGGAGCTCCTGAAATCATAATTGGACTATTTGAAACTGATGGAAAAACAGCTGTTGCAGTTAAACCAATACCAGCAGCATTTAACTCATCACAAAACTGTGAAGATGTATTATTAGAATTTACAGCATTGTAATTCCAAAGAAAATTACCATTTAAAATTATATCAGTATTACTTGTTATATTAAATATATTAAATGGGTCAGGTCCAGTACCGTATGTTCTTTTTACTTTGGTAGGATCATTAATAAGGAAAAACGGACTACCATTAACTCCTGTAGTTTCTTTAGTTAATCCATAATTTCCATTATCATCAGTTGAAAATGGAAATTTGATATCTCCTATCCAATTAGCATAAGATGGAAAACCATATTTATCAAAAAATACAATACCCCATCTATAAACTTCACCTCTTGAGTATCCTGTAAACAATGTTTCAATTAATGGACTTTTAGGTGTATCTAACCACTGACTTGCTCCAGCTGCATAAGTATATGTATCATTAAATTCTGATGCATAAATACCATTATAATCTAATCTAGGTCCTAGATAAGGACTACCTGTTGGTTGAAAGTTTCCTGTTTCAGCAATGTTATTAGCTATACAAAAATCATAAGATATGTTAGGACCTGATCCTCCTATAGTTAAGCCATCTTTTTGATATTTAAATTGTGAGTTTGTAATCCAATTATTATTATTAAAATCATTAGTTGGATCTTCATTATTAAATGGATTAATTAAATCAAAAGAATCAGGTATTGCTAATAACTGTTCATAAAAAGTACCTGTTTGTGTAACATTTTCAATACTAACAGTATTTGTAGCACCATTTATAAGTACACTTGGAAAACCAAATACATCTGATTGTTCATTATATAATTTAGCAAGTTTACTAACCCTAGTATATCTATATGCTCTAGTATCAAATACACCATCCATATCAAATTTTATAGTCTTTGCATTGGCTGCAAATAATCTATTTCTAACTACATCAATAGTTTTAAAGATGCTGGGTGGTTTATTTAAATTAGTTATTACAGAGAATGGTTCAATAGGTATATCGTTTTCATTACCATTATGTGTTGTAGTATATGTACCACTTTGAGGTACAATATCTTCAAAAAACCAAAAAGCCTCTGGATTATCCGCAGTTTGATATATAACATAACCTAATCTTATAAAAGAATAGTTAGTATCTAAATTAATAATAGTTATCTCAGTAGATTTACCAGCTGGCTGTCCTTGTAATCCTCCATTTTGAGCATAGCTTAAATCACCAGCATTTAATCCAATTAAATTACTTAAAGGAGAGTAAGTAGATACAGCTCCTTGCTCAGTGTATAATTGATAAAAATATTGATACTTACCTACAGGTAAATTACCCCCAAGTATAACTCTTGATACTACAGGTTTTTGTGGTGCATGTACTGGTAAAAATGAAAATACAGTTTCAGGTGTTGCCCATATTTGCGGTTCTGCTATATTACAAGTTCTAAGGTTATTGTTCCAATCAGTCCACACTAATCTTATTATTTCAGAACTTTCATATCTACATTTTAAATGTTTATAGATAGCATACTGTCTAGATAAATCTAATTTACCAGCATACTTAAGATGGTAAAGTGGATTTAAATAATCACCATCAGGATTTGAAATAGTATTATCTTGATTAATATATCTAACATCCCATATAAAACCTTCTGTTCCAACAGGAGTTTCAGAATTACTATTTGCATCACAACTAATAATAACTAAGTTGTCATTATAATATCCCCAACCAAGTATTGTATGGTTATATACAGCTCTAGTTCTAATAACAGATGCAGAAGGAGTTGTTTGAACATTAATACCAGATATACCAGCATCAACTTCTGACTGCGGTAAAAAATCATATATAACTATATAGTTATTATTGTAGTATGCTTTAATATATTGATTATCATATAAAAGAGTAGATGCTTGTATTAAAGTATTTAGTTCATCAGCAATAATTTGATTAGATTTTCCTGCTGCATTTTGAATTACAAAACCATCAATAGTATCTATTCTATCTATAAAAACAGTTACATTTCCCTCAACACCTGTAAAATCAACTTTAAAAGTTTTTTGAACTTGCGGTAATTTAAAACTAAGTTTAGTGCCTTTAATATTTTCTATGGCTAAACTTGAAGTACCTTCATCTGTAAGTACTCTAATATTCTTAGCATCTAAATAACTATCTTGTTGACTTTTTAGTTTAGATAAATCAGAATTAAGTCCCTTATTCCATGTATTTTTACTAGCTGGCATATATTAAAAGTATCTATATGGATGATTAAACATTCTCTCTGGCATCTGCATATTCTTAAAGAATGTAGTATGGTTGTTATAATTTGGAATAAGTCTAAGCCACTGATTCTTAAATGATTCCATCTCATCAATAGAAGGCATTTTAGATTTATTAACAGCTTGTCCTACTTTCCAATCTCTTTCTTTTTCAATGTATTGAAATGTTTTATCTGCAATATTACCTTGGATAAATAATTTCATTGCAATCTTATAAGCAATTTCATATTGTACTGCTTGTCTCCACCATTCATCTGCAGGAATTAAAGGATAACCTTCTTCATCTGTAGGTATAGCTAAGTAAGCCATCATTACAGAACCATGGTCAAAAGATGTAAATATGTAATTACCATTTACTGTATATGTACTAGTTCCACGACCACAAGCATAATCATAATTAGTACAATGCATACTATTATTAAAAGAATCAGTAGCCCATCTCATAGGCTCTAATCTAAAGTTAGGTCTTTCAGTACCACCACCATATCTTCTGATAATAGGTTTACGAGGTTCACAAGGAATATTTCCTGGAATATCTGGACCTTCAACAGTAGTACACTCATCACAAGTAGTGAATGCATTACAACCACATAACTTAAACTTTCTATTTACAATATCAATAGCAGAGATTTCTACATACTGTGTACCTCTATCTAATGTAGCAATTACACCTGTAGAACAACCATCACTAACACCTTCTACTTTTCTAGCAGTTTGTATAATAGATTCTAAATCACAAGGGAGTTTACCTCTACCTTCATCAATTACAATCTCTTCAACATGGTGTTGTAATACTACAGGAGCTTTAAGTAAAGCAAGTAAACTACCAGCCCATTCAGCAGCTTCTGTGAATGATAATGAATAATTGAATCCAAAATCCATGTAGACTCTCTCTACAATAGTTTTTAAACTGATAAGTTTACCTGAAGTAGCCATAGTTATTAAAAGGATAAGTTTTCTAGTCCATCAAGAATTTTATCTTCTACAGATTCTTTCTCTGTCTTAGGTGCCATACCTTCAAGAGGATTTTTCTTAGAAATATATTTCTTGCAATCATTAGTATATTTGCTATCATCTTCATCATCTATAGATGGTCTACCATATTTTTCCATAGTTACAATGTAACCATTTTCAACTTGTTCAACTGATACTCTCTTAGTGATTCCATCAGCAGTTTCTGATTTCTCCCACCTTTTTTTATTGTCTGCCATAGCATTTAATTTTATAATCATTGTTCTTTATAATCTGTTCTATAAGGATTTGTTTTAAGATGAGTAGCTAATTCTCTACACCATTTTCTACTTGGTATAAACATTACTGCTGACTTACCTTTATATACAGCTTTATCTTTAATATATTTAAACTTCATTCTATATTTATTCTTACAATAGATTTTAGGTTTATTCTTAATCTGTTTTAAATCTTCAGATGAGATATCACCATAAACTGTTTGCCAGTGTTTCTTAGTCTCACCCCAATCAATTTTATAACAGATTCTATTTATAGAACCATTCTCATTATAAACTATCTTCTGTTTTTTCTTTTGTATTTCCAATTCTCCAAACTTGTGTGGAAACTTTAATGAGTAACCATCTTTGATTACCATGTTCATTAGAGTTTCAAAAGTATCAGCCAATACTGCAGCATGGTTAGCTTTATCTATTGGCTTATCTGTATTTACTTTATAATGCTTATAAATATCTTCATAAGTATTATGTACATCAAACTTGTTTTTAGAATCTTTTCTTGTCATTATTCTTGTTGCCTGCTTTGACCAGGATCTGTACCAGCTTGTGTGAAATTAGCTGCTACTGATGGAATAGCATCATCCTTAGCATTGTTGTTATCATCTCTATATAAGGTTCTCTTAACTCTCAATTCATTAAGTACTTCTGGTTTAACTAAAGTCTGCCACATCCAAGCATTAATAGGATAACGTGAATCCCAAGTAAAACAAGGTTCACCACAACCATTATCAAATTGTGCAGCTTCTGTAGGATCTTCAAATACACCTTGAACATTTAATTTTTCAATTAGCATATTGTAAGCACCTTTGTTATATATAATGTATAAATAATTACTCTTAATAAAAGCAGCTAAAGCTTTTTTATTGTATCTACCATTGCCAAAATAAATAGCAGCATCATAATCCATAACTATAACAGGAATAGACATAAAGTCTACTGCTGATACTCTAGTGATTATCTTTTCATGGTTTAACTCAATAGCATTAGGTATTTTATTTTTAGACCTAAGAATCCTACAATCTGTAGATATGTCACAGCAATTAGCTGATATCCTATCTGTAAGCTCAATGTCTATACAACCTAAATCTTGGATGACATTATCATCAATACTTCTGTTCTTATTGTGTTCTTTTCTAATCCAATTAGCTCTTGATTGATTAATCAAATCTTTAATCAACCTTTTATCTAATGAAGTATCATCAGATGTAATCTGAAGTCCTTCATAGATTTGATAAATCATTTGGTTTAATGTTATCATAGTTATCTATTCAATTGGAATGATATACCTGCTATAATGCCTCTGCTTAAAGGTAGGTAATTCAGTTGGTAAATATAACCCTTTTTATGATAAAAAGATATACCTAACCCACCATCAATGTTGTTCATGTTACCTACAAATACACCATTAACAAATAACATGTTCTTAGGAACATTGACTTCTTTAGTCTCTTTAATAGTATTAGTAACTGTTACTGTGTTAGTTATAGTAATAGGAATCTTAGCTTTGTATTTAAAATCCCAAGAATCAAGCTTACCTTTTAATTTAGCTGTTAAAGTAGCATCTAAAATACTATCACTATATTCTTGAACATAAGTTTGTAGTGT